TGAACGATATAAAGAGATGATCGCATTTTATGATAAATTAACTCATGGGACAAAGACAGTACAAATGTATCGGTGTGGTGCAGAGGATTTGCCTTGGGATGAAATTAAAGATGTAGATTGTGCCTTCACTAGTCCACCATACTTTTCAACAGAACGATATAATGAAGGTGGTAAATTTGAGGAAGATCAATCTTGGGCAAAATATGACACTTATGAAAAATGGAGAGATGGGTTTTTATTGCCAGTATCACAAAAGAGTTTTGAATCATTAAGTGATCGTGGTGTTCTTATGGTAAATATGCTTGATCCAAAAATTAAAAATAAGAGGTATCATGCTGGAGATGATTTAGTAGATTCTATGAAAGAGCATTTTATTGGACAAGTGGGTATGAGAATTATGCAACGTCCACAAGGTCGAGCAGTATTTTCTGATGAAGAGGGTAATTTTGATCATGCTCAATTGGAGAAATTTTTGAAGAAGATATTCATAGAGAATATCTGGTATTTTGGTAAAGATAAAAAACAGGATATTTTTGGTAGAACTAAGGGGGGTACACTAGAGAACTTCATGTCATGAAAAGAGAATTTGTAAAAAAGGATATTGATATAGACCCCTTTTTCTTTGACATGTTTTCAAGGTTGGGAAGTGATGTAGAGTGTGAAATTTTTCCAGAAGAGTTAAGTGGATATTCTCCGTTATTAGAACCATTTTTGGAACGGTTATATGCTAAGAATAATCAGTCGCCTCCAAAATTGGGTGATAGCATTGAGTTGCCTCGTTATAATATAGAGGAAAATAAAAAGGTGTTGCTTGCAATTAGTGGAGGGCATGACAGTCTTGCAGTTGCTATTCAATTGAAAAAAGATGGATATGAACCAATACTTTTTCATATACCATATTTGAATAAAGCATTTCCTAGAGAAACTACTATAGTACGATCATTAAAAGATACTCTTGATATGCCATTGATAGAATTTCATATCAAAGTTACAGGAAAAAGGTTTCATATGGAGACACCTATAAAGAACTTTTTCATTTTAGGTGCAATGATTGATTATGGTGTTAAACATAATATTCATAATTATTCATTTGGTAATTATGAATTGGATGCAGCTGAAGTAACAAAGGCAGTACTTGGAACAGATTATTCAGATAGTTATGAACCATTTGTAGACTTATATTCTTTCTATCAATCTGTTATACCTAATTTTAAACAACACATATGTGTAAAAGATGAATATGATGCTTATAGAATTTTGTTTGAAGAGAATCCAAAATTAATTGATAACATATCTTCCTGTATGTTAAGGGATATGTATCTGAAAAATGTGAGAAAGGCAAATAAAAGGAAGTTTCCAGATGTGCAATTGGGGAAATATAGTTGCGGTAGTTGTAGAAAATGTGTAGTAGAATATTTTATGGTTGAAGATTTAAAAGATAATGATTATAATTTAGATTACGTGAAAAAATGTATGCAAATATTGAATAAGTATTATAAGGATCAAGGCAGAAAAACATTTAAAATAACGGATTATGAATCTATTTTGGCAAGTATGGTTTATAATAAAAAAATAGAAAAACGGATTATGGATAGGATAAAGGCATGAGTGAGTTTTTGAAAAAGATAGTGAAAGATGTAGGAAATGAATATGCAGATTTGGTGTCAGAAGGAATGGATTCCGATATTGATCATTTTATTGACACGGGATCGTATGTTTTTAATGCGTTGTTAAGTGGTAGTTTGTATGGTGGACTTCCTTCGAATAAGATAACTGCCCTCGCAGGCGAAAGTGCCACAGGGAAGACCTACTTTCTTATGGGAGTAATCAAGAGTTTTCTTGACAAGAATCCAAAGGCACAAGTTGCCTACTTCGAGTCAGAAAGTGCTATTACCAAACAGATGATCATAGACAGAGGTATTGATCCAGAGAGATTGGCAATTTTTCCTGTTACTACGGTACAGGAATTTAGAACACAGTCACTCAAGATTTTAGATGCATATCTTGAAACAGATCGATTTCCATTCTTCCTCGCACTAGATAGTCTTGGAATGATGTCAACATCGAAGGAAATTTCAGATACGGCAGAGGGTAAGGAAACGAGAGATATGACTAGAGCACAAGTTCTCAAGGCTGCATTTCGTGTTCTGACATTAAAACTTGGACGTGCTAAAGTGCCTATGGTGATAACTAACCACACGTATGACGTAATTGGTTCTATGTTCCCTACGAAAGAAATGGGTGGTGGTTCTGGACTTAAATATGCTGCATCTTCGATTATCTATTTGTCAAGGAAAAAAGAAAAGGACGGCACTGAAGTTATCGGCAATATCATTCACTGTAAGAATCATAAGTCACGTCTGACAGTAGAGAATAAGATGGTTGATGTTAGGTTGTCATATCGTGATGGTCTAGATAGGCACTATGGTCTACTTGATCTTGCACTGAAACACGGTGTTTTTAAATCTGTGAGTACTCGTATTGAGTTACCTGATGGTACAAAGACTTTTGGTAAGACAATAAACAATGACCCAGAAAAGTTCTTTACAGAAGAGGTCATGGAAAAATTAGAGGAGTGTGCTGCCAAGGAGTTCAAGTATGGATCATCTATGTAGAATCTACAAGGATGTCTTATCTCCCGAAGTATGTAAGGGCATGATTGAGAAATTTGAGAGTCATCCAGAACAATATGAAAAACATCATGAGGGTGCAATGCAGTTTTCTCAAATTAAATTGCAAGGATATCAGGTATGGGGTGAAGAAGTAAAAATTATATTAGAGGCATTTTTGAAACATCTAAAAGAATACAAAAATACATGTCTAAACGGTTCTTGGCAATTGCCAGAAAAGTATACGTTTGAAGAAGTTAGAATGAAAAGATACTTACCTGATGGTGTAGATGAATTTGGAGATCACGTTGATGTGCTTAATTATGAGACTGCTAGACGGTTTCTTGCATTTTTTATATATCTAGATAATAACGAGGATGGTCAAACTCTATTTCGAATAAAAGGACACAATTGGTCTTCATCTTGCACTCAAGGCAATCTTCTAATGTTTCCACCTCTCTGGCCTTGGGTTCATGCTGGTGGAAAACCTACAAAAGTGTCAAAATATATCGTAGGGAGTTACTTACATTATGTCTGATATAAAAGATAGTTATACCTTTGTTTCTGATAATAAAGAAAATTGGCAATGTGTAGGTATAAATGGTGGTAAATTTCATGGTGTTATTTACAAATATGGTAAGGTGGAGATACCAAAAGCACCATCAGAAGATTATGAAGGGGAGTTGCCTTTTAGGTTTAATTATGATATAGTAGACCCTAATGGATTAGAAAGAGAAAGTTTCGACGAGGAGTTTTTTACACTCATAGGAGATATTCTTGTGGATATCATAGAAGAGCAAATAGAAGGAGATAATCTTGAGTATAGATCAGACGATTGAAAGGACGGCATTAAGTCAGTTAGTTTCTAACGAGGAATATGCACGTAAAGTTCTCCCTCATATGAAGGGAGATTATTTTTCAGATCGAACTGAGAAAACGATATTTGAAGAGATAGCAAAGTTCGTTGATAAGTATAAGAAAATACCAACTCAAACCTCTTTGGAAATTGAGGTACAGAGTAGGAAAGATTTAACTGAGTTGGACTACAAGAAAGTAGTTGAGGTTATAAAGACTCTCAAATCTACGGATGTAGATTTCGATTGGTTGTGTGATACAACTGAGAAATTTTGTAAAGATAAGGCAGTATATAATGCGATTGTTGAAGGTATACAAATCATTGATGGAAAAGATAAGAATAGAGATGCAGATTCAATACCAAGCATTCTCACAGATGCCCTTGCTGTGGGTTTCGATAATGCTGTTGGTCATGATTACCTGTTGGATAGTGACTCCCGATATGATTATTATCACACAGTAGAAGAGAAGATTCCGTTTGATCTGGAGTTCTTCAATAAGATCACTAAGGGTGGATTGCCCCCGAAGACACTCAACATTGCACTTGCTGGCACTGGTGTTGGTAAGTCTTTGTTTATGTGTCATGTTGCTGCAAACTGTTTGTCACAAGGCAAGAATGTACTTTATATTACTCTGGAGATGGCAGAGGAACGTATTGCAGAACGTATAGATGCTAACCTGATGAATATCAGTATGGAGGATTTACACGATTTACCGAAGAAGATGTTTGATGACAAGATAGCACAAATAATTAAATCTACTTCTGGTAAGTTGATCGTAAAAGAGTATCCAACAGCATCTGCTCATTCTGGTCATTTTAGAGGATTGGTCAAAGAACTTGCTATCAAGAAGTCGTTTAAACCAGATATTGTATTCGTGGATTATGTAAATATTTGTGCATCCAGTAGATTTAAAGGAGCAAATAATATTAACTCTTATACAATGGTGAAAAGTTGTGCAGAAGAGTTGCGTGGGTTGGCAGTAGAAATGAACTTGCCTATATTTACAGCAACACAAACAACCAGATCGGGGTTTGCTTCTACAGATGTAGATATGACAGATACTGCTGAGTCTTGGGGGTTGCCCCAGACTGCTGATTTCTTATTTGCTTTGATCTCTAATGAAGAACTTGATGAACTTAATCAGATAGCAGTCAAGCAATTGAAGAACAGATACAATGACCCTACGATAAATAAAAGGTTCGTGATAGGAATAGATCGTGCAAAGATGAGATTGTCTGATATAAAAGCATCAGAACAATCCGATCTTGTTGATTCTGGTCAAGAAGATTTTCTAGACCCTGTTCCTTCTGGACAAGTATTTGGAGAGGGGTGGAAAGTATGAGTCTATGGAAATTCAATTATGAATTTGATAGAAAACGGTTATTGCAAGAGGCGATATCTATAGGATGGTATAAACCATTTACTGATGTAGGTAATCAATCTAATGAAGAATTTGTTGAATGGTTGGATAAGAATCCCCATTTAAAAAAGAAGGTTTCTAAATTTTATGAAAATCTTCGAGTGCATGTTAAGGATGTAGATAAATGTCGTTATGCCTTAGAAATTGCAAAATATTTTACAAACTTAATAGGAGCAGAATCATACCCTAGATTTTATCATCAGAAAAAAGGATATAGATTATCTCTTCATACAGATCGTGGTACGAAATGTAGCATAAATTTAGTATTGACTGAAGACCCTGATCCTATGTATTTTGAAAATGGTGAACAAGTTTATTACACAGTGGGTCTTTTAAATACATCTGAAAAGCACGCTGTACATGCTACTGAAGATAGATATCTATTTAAATTGAGTTTTGCAGAGACAACTTTTGAGGAAATAAAGGATGTTTTGTCATCTAAATTATCAGGTTGATAAGGAGTATTTAAGAACTTATTTCTATGAACATTATGAAAAGGGCAAATGGCATAGATTTAATCCTCCAGTATTGATGTGGTGGAAATTATTTAAATATGATCATGTTGTGGAAAAAATAATGGACGATCTGGGCATAACTGATATGAATGTTAAACCTAGATTTTCTTTTCAATTACCACACACAAGACTGACAGAGCATTTGGATTATCAACGTATCGTAGGTATCAATTTTAATCTGGAACCAGAGACTACACCAGACCTTCATATATACGGAAAAGATTATCCTTATGAAGCATGTTTGGCAGACGTAGGTTCTGTGGAGCATAGTGTTGAGAAGGTTCCATACGAGAGATTAATATTAAAATTTGCCATTCGTGAACTTTGGCAAGACATATTTGATGTATTAGAGTCTAGGGGATTGATTGATGTTGAGAAGACTAAACAGGTTAATCCAGACTATAAGAACTATAGGTCTGTGATCAAAAAAAAGGATGAAAAATATTTAAGGGGAAACTATCTAGAAAACCAACTTCTACAATATACTAAATAATAACAAATGGAGAAAGTGGATGTCGATGATTCAAGACTGCGTTAAGCAAGTTAAACCAAGAACAGAAAATTATATACCACCTGTAGAAAAAATACAGAATTTCTTATCCGAAGCATTCGGACTTGCCGATATTTGGAAAAGAGATAATCACAAAAATTTTATCGATAAACTAGTTGCTGGAGAATTATTAAATGTTGATGGGATAACTAAATTTCCCAAATTATCAGCTGGTGATGAATTAGTTAAACTTCTAAAATCCTTGAAAGATGAACCAGAAACAAAAACCCCAGACCATACAAAACTAAATTCCCTATTAAAAACTAAATTGGGAATAAGAGGTCTTAATTCAATCGCAAAAGCAGAAAATAATTTTAGTGGCCCAAGTAGTGGAAACCCAAAAGGTGAAGATTGGGAGGCTTTAGCAGTATGCGGTATTCGAGCACATCAAGGGAAACCTTATAACTCAGGTCCAGAATGGGAAAGAGTAGGAAAATTTTGGGGTGATTATTCGTTGCCCGCCATAGAACTGGGTAAAAATTTTGCATCTGAATTTGGAATCGATGATATGGAACAATGGGGTGCTAAAGGTGGTCTTTCTACAACAGATAGGTGGAAACCAGCAAAAAATAAAACTCCTAAAACTGATTTGAAGAGTGGTAAATATAAAATTTCATTGAAAAAATTTGGTGGTTCTCAACTAATGAGTGGAGGACCAGAAGAATCAATTTCTACACTTGATGCCGCAATGGTTACTTATTGCGAAGATAAGAGAAGTAAGGATAAAGTCCATGCTGTCATGACTAATATTCAAAATAAGATGGGGTCTATGTCAGAAAAGGGTACGATTGGTGCTCTTGAAAAGAGGATGGCCGATGCGGAGAAAACTGGAAAAAAACTTTCTCCAAAAGATGCTCAATCTGCTGTAGAGTTATCTCTTGGAAATTTAAATGCAGCTGCCATTACTAAGGATTTGGAAAACTTATTTAAAGATAAAGCAATGAAGGCACATTTTTGTTGGGAAGCCGCAACTGGTCAAGTTAAGTTTGGTAAAAACCATCCTGCGGCTGCTAATGAATTAATAGTATTTAAAGAAACAGGTACACTTGCTAATAGAATGACATTAGACAGTCCATTAGGTGCTGGAATGAAACTGGCCACCGCAAATAATTTTTATGTTTCTTTTAAAACTGGAGGGGGTAGTTCTAAACCATATCTTGCATTGCGTTCAGCAAAAGCAAAAGTAGATAAAGCATCTTTGCAAACTTCTAGTTATATACCTACTTTTAATGAAATTCTTGCTGAAGAACTTCATAGGGAAAATTTACTCACTGAAGCCACTGAACATTTATTACAATTAGACGAATTTGCATTGTGGAAT